ATTACCGGCACCCCAACTTGCTCCATTACCATCTACAATACCCTGTGGAATTGGAAGTATTACTGATCCTCTAATAGTTTTATATTTACCTTCTTTATCAACATCATCAGAACTTCTTTGTGCAAAACTACCATTATCTCCCAAATTTAATCCTGGTGGTTGATAATCAAGAGACTCAATTTTTAAATAGTCATCATATTGATCGATAGATTTAAGTGGATATCTAAATCGTTTAATTATATTTTTTTTATTTTTAGTAACTTCTTGTTTAGAAGGAGTAGTTGTTTTAGAAGCAGTAGTTGATGTATTAACAAATTTTGTAATTGGTGCTAATCCAGATTTATCAACTCCAAACTCTCCAAACCCTGGGTTTACAAATCCTGTGAACGACATATTACTAAGTTTTTAGTTATTTATTCTAATTCTCATAAAAGTTATTCTTCTTAAATCATCAACTTCATTTTTATCAACAATATGAAGAGGTCCGACTACTTCTTGAAATGTATATTGACGATTTTCTCCCCAATGAAAGTTAATACCACTAAATCCCCAAGAATAAACATTCATAACTGCCACCAAAGGATTTGCATCATATCTTATATTAGGAGTCTTTGGTTTATATACAAAGGTATAAAAATTACCAGCCTCTGGAGAACTGGTGGTTTCTTTTAGAACCTCAAGTATTTCTAACATCAAGTCATCTGGGTCTTCAGTTCCTATTAAGTCTTTCAGTATTGGTTTAATACGATTTGTTTTTTGCGCCTCAAGTTTTTCTTTTTGACTCTCTAAAAAAGGTTTTATTTTTCCTTTTGGGATTTTACTTACTTTTTTTACCATTATTTTTTTCCAATTCCTAATTCATTTTCTGTCAACACTTTGAAGGTCCATCCTCTATCTTTACAATATTCTTTTGCCGCTTCCCATTTTGATTGATTCTTGGCATACTCATATGCTTCATAGATATACCCCTTCGTCTGTCTTTGTGGTTTTTTTGGTGGCATTGTTTGTTTATGAGGTTTGATTTCAATTAAATATTTTTTAATACTTCCATCTGGTTCTTTGACTTTTATATAAGCATCAGGAAAATATCTGTGAATTTTTCCGTCCACTGGAGAACGATATGGAATTGCAATTTCTTCTGATGCATATTCGAGGATATTTTGATTTGTATCACAATATTTTAAAAATTTCAGTTCCCATAAAGATCTATAGATTATATTTGTAGGATTTCCGACATATTTTTCAGGAAATGAAGGTTTAAATTTTCCTTTATATGACATCTAAATACTTATACTAGTAATTCCTTAAGGTATTTAGAGTGCCAACTAAACGCAAGATTTCAGAATTTAAACCACTTTTTACAAATCTTGCACAAACTTCTCATTATGAAGTTAAATTTGGTGGACTTCCTTCACAATTATTAGCATATCTTTCTCGTAAAGGAATTACATCAAATTTTATCTATAATGATGTTGGATTACTTTGTTTTTCTACTCAACTTCCAACTACTTCTTTTGCATTAGCAACTATTAATGGGAATAATATGGGATTGACTGAGAATTTTGCCCACACAAGACAATATGGTGCAATTTCACTTGATTTTTATGTAGATAAAAATTATAATGCTCTTAAATTTATGGAAAGTTGGATGGAATTTATTGCGAGTGGTTCAAATAATCCAATTGGTAGTAATCTCGGATCACTTAATCAAAGTAGAAAGGATTATATTTTCCGAATGCAATATCCAGATTATTATAAATGTGATAGAACATCAATTGTAAAATTCGATAGAGATTATAAAAAAGAAATTGAATATAGTTTTATTGGATTATTTCCATCTTCTATTAGCGCACTTCCAGTGTCTTATAGTAGTTCTGAAATTTTAAAAATGTCTGTAACATTTACATATGACCGATATATTGCTGGTAAATCTTTATCCTTAAATATTTTTAGAGGAGAATCTAATAACGAAGAACCTAAATCTCCTCAACCGACTAATTCTAATCCTAAAACTCCCAAAACTAATGATATTACTAATAATAGACAAAATATCACCTTTTATGATAGAAAATTTACTGATAAAGAAATATCAGTATTGGATTTTTAAGTAGATTAAAGACTCTAATAAATAAAACACGAATTGAATTATAAAAAATGTCATTACCTAAGATTTCTGTGCCGACCTATGAGTTAGAAATTCCTTCAATTAAAAAAAATATTAAATATAGACCTTTTTTAGTCAAAGAAGAGAAGGTTTTAATTATTGCAATGGAAAGTGAGGATACTAAACAAATTGCAGAAGCAGTTAAGACTGTGATTTCAAATTGTATTATTGCAAAAGGATTTAAGGTTGAAAATTTGGCAACATTTGATATTGAATATTTGTTTCTTAATATTCGTGGAAAGTCTGTGGGTGAGTCTGTTGATGTCTTGATTACCTGCCCAGATGACGGAACGACTCAGGTTCCTATTTCTATTAATTTGGATGATATTAAAGTTAGTGCGAGTGATAATCATTCACGGGATATTAAACTTGATGATGTTTTGACTCTTCGAATGAAATATCCATCGATGCAAGAGTTTATCAAGAATAATTTTGGAAATAATTCTACGATCAGTATCGATGATACTTTTGATATGATTGTTTCTTGTATTGAACAGATTTATAGTGAAGAAGAGTCTTGGGCATCTTCTGACAGCACAAAGAAAGAACTAAATGAATTTGTGGAACAACTCACAACCAATCAGTTTAAAGAAATTGAAAAGTTCTTTGATACGATGCCTAAACTATCTCATATTATTAAGGTCAAAAATCCAAATACAGAAGTTGAGAGTGAGGTGGTATTGGAGGGTTTAACATCTTTTTTCGCCTAGGAATGGCTCATACTTCATTGGAGTCATATTATAGAACAACATTTCAATTGATTCAGCACCATAAATATTCATTAACAGAGTTAGAAAATATGTTGCCTTGGGAAAAAGAGGTTTATATTACTCTTCTTTCTCAATATATTGAAGAGCAAAATCTAAAGAACCAACAACAGAATGGCTAGTCAATCCCCTATAGTTGCAAGTGACCAATCCAGCGGAGGCGGTGCTGCTGCTGCGCTTCAATTTAAATCAACTATAGTTAGTCTTAGAAAAAGTTTAGAAGGACAAGAAAAACAAAATATTCAACAAACTCAAGAAATATCTGCACTTCGTGGGACGGTAGATGCTCTTCGAACAGAAACGGCAACTTTAAATAATGGTCTTACAAGTATTTCGAATTTAATACAGCAAGACAGTGCTTTAGAGAAGCAACAAAATGCCCAAGAAGTAGAAAGAGAAAGAAGACTTCTTGAGACAAAAATTAGAATGGGAAAGGAGTCTCAACTAGAGCAAAAAATTACAAATTCTCTTGCTTCTCCAGTTAAGGCTCTTGAACGTAAAGTTACTAATATATTTGGTGGAATTACAGAAGCTTTAAAGATATTATTTATCGGATGGTTGACTAATCAAGGAATTGAGGCACTCAAGGCGGCATCAGAAGGAAATAAAAAGAAATTAGAAGAAATTAAAGATACTGTTCTTAAGGGTATTGGAGATGTTGTAAAAATATTTACAGTAATACAAAAGGGATTTGGTTTAGTAATTCGATCTGTTACAGGACTTGCCGGAAGAATTGGTGGTCTTGTTCTTAAACTTGCAAAAGCACCTCTAAATGCTATAAGAGCCGGACTTCAAACAGTTCCTATTCTAAAAAATGTTTTTCCTAAAGCACCAAATACAAGAGTGCCATCTCCTGGTGGAGGAAAAGGTCCAACAATTTTTAAAGGTGCTTGGGCAGCTGTAGAATCATTTATGAACTTTAAAAATGGTGAATATGTAGATGCTATAATGCCTATAGTATCTATCCTTGGACCTGGAAAATTCATAAGAGGTTTATTTGCAGCTGGATTTCTAGCAGATAATATAGCAGAAGTATTTGGAACAAATATTTTTGGTAAAGATCCAAATAAAGAAAAAGAAGCGAAAATAGTATTTGAAGAAGAAAAAAACAAAAAGAAAGAAGAAAAACCACCAGCAACAACATCAAAAACAGCAGCAAAAGTTGAACCAACGGCAAAAGCACAAACTTCGTTGATGGGAGATAAAAATAAAAAAGATGGAGTCGAAGCAAATGTATCTTCTGGATCAATACCAGAAAGTGCAGAAATTAAACCTACTTCTGATTCTGGTGCTTCTCCTGCTTCTCCTGCTTCTGCCACT